TCTTCTGCTGCTACTGTTAATGCTGAGAAAATGATCGATGGTGTTGCTCAACACGGCGCACTTGGTTTAGGTCAACCTAACCTGATCCTGACTACTCATGCATCATGGGCAACTTTGATGAAGACTAAACCCGGCGATTACAGCATCCCAGGTGGTGTAACAATCGGAGCTAACGGCGAAACTCGCATCGTTGGTGTACCTGTTGTTCCTCATTCTCAGGTTACTGGATCTCGTTTCTATGTCTTAAATACTGATGCTTTTGGTATCGCTCAAGCTTCTGCTTTGAGTGTACGTAGCACTGAATTTGATGACAAAGACTTCCAGAAAAACCTGATCACCTACCGTGCTGAAGCTCGTATTGAACTGTTGAGCTTCCAGCCTAAGGCTGCTGTTTACGGAACTACCGGAACTGCTTAATTTGGTTTTGTTTGGTTAGTGAATAATCGAGGCCCTCATTTTTGGGGGCCTTTTTGTATATTTATGATATGAAAGCAATATGTTTGAATTTAGATAGCCGGCCTGATAGATGGAAATTAGCACAAAAAGAATTTGAACAGCAAGGTTTACAAGTGGAGCGATTTTCGGCAATATTTAACCATGATCGCTTTTTGTCGTTTAATTTATCACAACAGGCAATTTTACAACAAATAACAGAGGATACAATAGTCTTTGAAGATGATGTAAAGTTTGTCAGTAATGATATGCAAAAAATGATTGATACTGCTCCTGCTGATTGGCAGATGCTTTATTTGTCAGGTCATGTTTTAGCACCATTAAAACGTATTAACAAAGATTGGTGGAGGTGTAAACATACGCATACAACTCACTCTGTTATATACAAAGCTGAAACGGCAAAGTATATATTAGAGCTATTCCATCCTTTTAAGTCAGGTGTTTATGATGACTTTTTATTAAACGAAATACAACCGAAAATAAAGGCATATATTTGTAAGCCATTTATAACTACGCAGCGGCCTGGATATAGTGATCTTTGGCAAACGGATACAGATTACGGCATATTGCATACTCAAAGTAAATTATTATGAGAAAGCTGCATATAACATTTAGCGATACAAATATGACAAAGGCAGCTATCTTATGCCGGGATAGTGCAATAAAACATGGAGCGCATCATTCCATCATGTTTAATGAAAAATGTTATGATCCAATATTTTACAATCTAAACAAAGAAATATTAAATAAACCAAGAGGGGCGGGTTATTGGTTATGGAAGCCTTATATCATTTTCAATAATTTGTCCAGGCTAAAAGATGGTGATGTGTTAATTTATACTGATGCAGGTGTTCAAATTATAAATAATATTGATTTTATTATTGATCGGATGGATAGTGATGTTTTTTTATTTGGTAATAATTACAGGCATTTAGACTGGTGTAAGATGGATGTGATGAATGCCATATATCCTGAGTGGGGCAGGAAATTTAATAGGGAAAGCAGACAGATACAAGCCTCGGCTATATTTATTCGTAATAGTGAGGCATCAAGGGCATTTATAGGCAAATGGCTTAAATATTGTCAATTAGATAATTTTATTGATGACAGTCAAAGTTTAATATACAATTATCCTACATTTCAAGAGCATCGGCATGATCAGGCAATACTTACCTGCCTTGCTTATTATTATGGTATTAAACTCCATTATTGGCCGGCTCATTATAACAATGGGCAATTTATTTATGATAAGCATCCACAATTTAGTAATGATGAATATCCGATAATATTTCACCATCACCGTAAACGCAATGATGAATGGTAACAAGTTTGAGCATAGGAACGGGCGGCCTCGGTAGGTTTGGAAACCAAATGTGGACTATTGCCGGATGCATAGGTATTGCAAGGGCAAACGGTATGGATTTTGCTTTTCCTAAATGGGTTAATCATGACAATACTTTGTTTGGCGGCAATAGAGACGATTTTAGCCGCTATTTTGTAAATCAGCTTCCTTTGTTACCTGATGGCAGGCATTGGGAAAATTACGGCTATTTTTGGGGATATAGGGATGTTAAGTTGTCAAAGGGTGACTGGTCAATAGATGCGCATTTGCAAAGTCCTAAATTCTTTGAGAATTGCATTGAAGAAGTGCGGCATTATTTTAGTATGAAAAACGAAGGTGAGCAAAATGATTTTTGCGCCATCCATGTTAGGGCCGGTGATTATATTGACGATCCTAATGCTTACCATCCAAGATGCAGCAAAGAATATTATGAGAAAGCTATTAGTATGATGCCATCCGGAACTAAATATATCATTTTTAGTGATGACATTGAATTTGCAAAACAAAGGGTAAATGTAAAGGGAACATATTTAAGTGGCTATTATTTAAGCGATTTTAAATTAATGAAACGGTGTAAGCATTTTATAATAGCAAACAGTAGCTTTTCTGCAATGGCGGCATTGTTAGCAGATCACCCTGATAAGATTGTCATTGCCCCAGAGCGTTGGTTTGGGCCATCTGTTGACATATCGGCAAAAGATATCTATCATAATAAATGGATAATTATATGAATATTCTATGGTCAATACACCTTTATTTCCCAAGACATGGCAGCGGAGCTGAGGCAATGGCACGAAATATAAACAGATATTTAAAGTCCCAAGGGCATGATATTAAAGTATTATTACATCAGGCTAATCAATACAAAATAACCGAAATGTATGAGTATGAAGGTGTGGATGTTTTCCCTCCTGATGATTACATGATAGACAGATTATTTACATGGGCAGATGTGGTTATATCTCATTTAGACTACAATAAATGGACATCACATCATTGTGAAAAGTATGGCAAAAAGTTTGTTCATATTGTACATAATGATATAAATTATCCATCCGTTTCAGATAGTCCGGTGCCAGTTCATGTAATTTATAATTCTAAATGGTGCGCTGAAAAGCTTAATTACAATCACAAGTCTATTATTTTCCCGCCTCCTTTAAATGAGTGGGTAAAAGTAGATCCAACTAAAAGAGAATATATTACCCTTATCAATATGAATCAAAATAAGGGTGCAAGGTATTTTTACAGCCTTGCTAAGAAACTGCCAAAATATAAATTTTTAGGGGTAAAGGGAAGTTATGATAATCAATATATTGAGAACGTGTCTAATGTGAAAGTAATACCTAATACTCCTGATATCCGTGAGGTTTACAAGGTTACAAAAATATTATTAGTGCCGTCACATTATGAAAGCTGGGGCATGGCCGCTGCTGAAGGTATGGCAAATGGCATCCCGGTAATTTATAACCCTACACCTGGACTGATTGAAAATGTAGGGGATGCTGGCATTTGCTTAAAACGTGAGCAAACTGAAGTATGGGCAAAAGAGATTAACAAACTAATGACCGATGATGAGTATTATCAAAAATGGGCAAAAAATTCATTGAAAAGGGCAGCGGAGCAAACACCTAATTGGGAAGCATTGGAGCGATTTATATGCGAATAAAAAACCCGATTAGTAAAAACAAATCGGGGAAACCTAAACCTTATGCTTGCTTTAAAGTACAAATATAATGTTTAGTTGACAAATTCAAATAAATAGGGATTAGTTATTTTTAATTTTGGATAAGATGAATAATATCTACGAAATAAAGGCAGCAGACGGATCTGAGCCTATAAGCCTTATAACGGCAAAGGATTGGTTAAGGGTTACGACTGAAGATGATGATACTATTATAACCGATCTTATAACAGCCGCGAGGCAGCGGGTTGAGGCATATAGTCTAAAATCTATGGTAAATAAGTCCATTGTTTTGACTGGATATATTGAGACGGCATTTAATTTACCTTATGCTCCCATCTCCACAATATCCGCTGTAAAGGCATTGCAGGGGCAGATAGTAGATACCGGCGTAAATGATTGGGATATATTAGATCCAGATGGATATCAGGTTATAGGATACAATGAAAAGCAATTTAGGCCGCAATTTAGCGGAGTTTATGAAATAACCTACACAAGTACTGCAAGTGCGGATATACGCCTTAAAACCGATTTAAAACGCGTTTTATTGTGGTTGTATGAAAACAGGGGGGATGATACTGATCAAATGCCTGCTGAGTTAATGAGTAATGCCAAAACTTTAAAGGATTTGACATGGGTATAGGTGTAGCCAGGAAAGTAAAGATTGTTGTTGTTGGCCAGACGGAAGGTGTAGATGGCCCTGATGTAACGGCTGACGAAGTTGCTAATTTATGGGCGCAAATTAATACGATTACTCAAACGAGGGGGTTTGATGCGGGGAAGGCCAATTATAAAACAAGTTATGAGTTTCTAATTAGGTACGATTCTGCTGTAAGCATTACAATCCGCTGCATGATTGAATATAGCAATAGGTTTTATTCTATTCAAAGTATTGAACGGGTTGATCGGGTAAGAGCTGAAAATAAGTTTGCCAGCCAGATATTGAACAATCCAGAGGGAAAATATTGGCGTATTGTGGCCACATCACAAGACATTGCATAATGGCATCATTAAGCGTAAATATAAAAGGATTAGATAAGTTACAGGATAAGATAAGCAAACTTCCTAAGGAATTGCAGGAGGAAGTTGTGGGAGAAATACAGGCATGGGGGAATGATGTAAATGCTGAACAGATAGGATTGATAAGTCAGCAAAAGATACAAGATTTAGGTGGTTTAAAGCAAAATACAAAAGCATTGCCAAAGCCTGACGGGATTGAATTGATAAGCAACGTATATTATGCGCCTTATATCGAATTTGGAACGGGACCAAAGGTAAAAGTGCCAGCAGAATTAAATGATTATGCCAGCCAATTTAGGGGCAAAAAAAGAGGTGATTTTAGGACATTTGTTAAGGCATTGGAGGCATGGTTAAAACGCAAAGGGGGCAATCCTAAGTTTGCATTTAAAGCGGCATTAAATATTATTGCAAATGGTCAGGAGGCACGGCCATACTTTTTCCCTCCGTACCTTAGAAAACGAAAAGATTTGATAAACAGGCTAAATGTCGTAATTGGTAAAATAATATGAAAGATCCGATAAAGTTTATAAAGTCCGCATATTACACGGCATTAGATGGCGCAATTACTTATAATGGATCTACTATACCGGTATATGATGAAGAGGCGGATGAAACAGGGGGGGATTATTACATTGTGATTTCCACTATTGTAGATGCCGATTTACCAAATAAAGGTAAATTTATGAATGAAGTGGAGGTGTTGATTGATGTGGTTAGTCAAAACAATTGGCGGGTGGATTTGGTAAAGCAGATAGTTGACGCAATAACCGCAAAGGTGTTAAATACAATAATACCTTCGATTAACACTACTTCGCTGCCTGGTAATGCGGATTTTCAGATAGTAGATGTTAGGAAGTCGGCCAGTCAACACGTACCGATTTTAGATACCGGCACAAAGAAGATAGTTAGAAGGTTAACAAGATTTACTCAAATAATAATCGAAAAATAAAATGGGACAAATTCAAGGATCATCAGTTACAATGCAACTCCGCGAAAACGGATCAACGGGAGCTTATTTAAATGTAGTTTGTGAAACTACATCAAGCCTTTCCGGATCTGCATCTGTTAGTACAGAAGTAACTAAATGTAATACACTTACATCTGTTGCAAGCCCTACAATTACATTTTCAGTTGAAGGTATTGCAGAAACATCTCCTTCATCTGGTCAAGTAAGTCTTGAGCAATTATTAGGATGGTTTACTGCCAAATCTTTGCTTGATATTTTATACGAAGATCCAGAAGGTGGCGGAACAAATTTTTATGTACAAGGTACAGGATACATGACTGAATTTGGTATAACTTCGCCTTCAGAGGGTAATGTAAGTTTTACAGCTTCATTCCAATTGACAGGATCAATCGATGTAACTCCATAATTATGAATATAAACGGGAAAGATGTAAGCCTCCGCTTCGGGATGCTTAGTGTAGAGATATTCTTAGGAGAGGCCGCAAAATTTGACGGCCTTTCTTATTACAGCTCATACGCAATCAGCAAAATCATTTATGCTGGCATGGTAAATTATTACGAGGTCAAAGGACAAAAGCATCCATTGACATTTGAAGAGATATACGATTTTATCGAAAATACCATGCTTACAAAAGCTGACATGGCTCAGATTACAGATGTGATTAATGAGTTCAGCAATTGTCAGGCATTGAAGCGTAAAACCGAAGATTTGGCAGAGGTCAATGAAGAGTTAAAAAAAAAGAACACGGATGGCATGATACAAGAGTCACAGCCTATGCCGCAGGGTTAAAACCTGATGAGTATTTTTGGATGAAGCCTGTTGACTTTTATCAGTTCATTGAAGGGTATAATAAGAGATTGATTGATGAGCATGAGATTGCGAGGCGGCAGGCTTATTTTATGTTAGCTCCGCATCTTA